GAAGTCCTTGTTGTCCGGGCTCACTACCTCGAAGCGACCGTACTGTCCGCCCTTCTGCGGGCGGTAGTCGCCGATGCCGACGATGAGACCGGCAGCATCAAGCAGGTTGATGATCTGCTCTTTCCCGATCAGCGACTTGATGTAGCTGATGTCCACCGTGCAGCACCATTCCGGCAGATATGCGCGCGTGCGCACGTCCGGTGTTCTGGCCATGTCACTGGATCGCACCATATCCATGCCCAGCGTGGGCGTGCCATAGATATTGATCTGTGTGCTGACGACGCCGACAAGCCGCAGGATTTGCGCCTTGGTTGCTCCGGGCAGGTCGAGCGCTGCCGCTGCCAGTGCCTTCGAGAACGCGCCAGCCGGATAGTGGATCGCCGTCGGTTCTTCTTCCGAGCGGTTGCGGTAGCAGCACTCACGAAATTCGTTGAGCGGATCGTGCTTTAGATTCTCCGCCTTCGCTGCCGCGTTCTTCTTGGCGGCAGGCAACAGCAATTCTTGCCACGCCTTGAACGCGAACCGATGCATGATCATCGGCGAAGCACCGAGGATCGCGCAACGTACAATGTCAGGCTCGATCTTCTTGATCATGATCGCCTGATCGGTGTCGTCTTTTTTCTTCACAGCCATTTTAGTTTGCTCCTTGCCCGGCCAGCACCACGCTGACGGTCAAACCCCCAGTAAGATAAATAACAACTATATGCAAGAGGACAGTGAAAAATAAATTGCGGGGGGTGTGTGATCCCGATGTCGTCTCCCTGTAGGCTACCCGCGCATGGCAACGAGCAAAAAACGAATTCGGGATGAGGGTCTGCGGCTGGCGGTGGCGGCGGCTGGCTCACGCTATCGCTTGGCCAAGGCGCTCAAGCTCGCGCTGCCGACACTGACGCGCTGGCATCGTATTCCATCGCATCATGTTATAAAGATCGAGAGGCTGTTCTCTATCGACCGCGAGAGGCTGCGGCCTGACCTGCATCCACCAAGGAGCAATGATGATGTCACACGATAAAGTAGGACCCAAAGAGATGGAGCTTCGCGCACTGCGAGAAAAGCGCGTGGAGAAAAACAAGACAAAGATCGACAAGGCAACGCGTACCGTCAACGTCAAGCCGAAGACCGGCAAGGCGAAGCGGGTGGTTGTTACGGTCAAAAAACGCAGCAGGCGCGGGCGGTGACCTTTACTGGTCGCGTGCTCGCGCTCGATTTAGCTACGACAACAGGCTGGGCCGCTGGCGTGCCCGGCTCGATCCCGCTATGTGGGCACGTGCGGTTCAGCAAGGGCGGCGCATCGCACGCCGAGACCTATCGTGAATTCAGGAAGTGGCTTGAGGCGATGGTGAAGCACCATCGCATGAGCCCTGACCTGATCGTGTACGAGAGCCCGGCGGTGCCATCGTTCATGGGCGGCAAGACCAATATTAGCACCACGCGGTTGCTGTTCGGCCTCGCCGAGCATCTGGAGGAGTGGTGCTACGACCGCTACGATCTTCGCCAAGCATCAGTAAGCCAAGTGCGAGCACACTTCATCGGCCAGAATATGAAAGCGAAGATCGCCAAGCCGCTGACGCTGGAGCGCTGCCAGCAAATGGGATGGCCCGCGACCACCACCGACGAGAGTGATGCAGCCGCGTTGTGGAGTTTTCAATGCGCGTGGCTCAACCCGCAACTGGCGTGGCGGCATACGCCGCTGTTCACTGCGCAGAAATGAAAAGGCCGGTCACCAAGGGCCGGGGGCGGCTTCAGGTGACCGGCCTCTCATCACAACCGGTTAGGCAACACGCTTGCGCTGTTGCTGCACCGTCTGGATGATCTGGTTCATCGAGCTATGGGCGACGTTGAGGCTGTCGGCCCAATAGCGCGCGACCTCGGATTGCCATTCGATATTTTTCTGCATCACTTCCATGCCGACAGAGGTCAGGTCGGTGAAGCGAGAGACGCTGTCCTGTGCCAGATCGTTGAGTGCCCGCTCTTCCCGGCGGCGGTCGAGGCTGTGGTTGGCGTCCTTGTTTTGGTCAGTCATACTGTCTTTGCTCCATTGGTTGTTGCGCTGCATCTAACGCGAATCACCCATAGCCGGTTCACGCGCGAGCGATCAAGAGCAACCTGCTCGGAACATTTCATCTCCCACCGTGGGAGATATTTTCAGGAGAGATTCAATATTTGGTGTGAAGCACGAAGCGATGCCGCGATATCGTGGTCAACCGCATCGATCAAATGTGCCCGGTAATTTTTCGTGATGCAGCTAACGTCGGCTGGCGCACCGAAACGTTTTGACTCTTTCGAGCGAGGAGATCAGCCTACGAATCGAAAAGGCCACCGCAGCAAACGGTGGCCTCTCTCGAAAGTCCGACGATACTTGTTGCGAGCAAGGCGTCGATGACCAGTGCGGAAACCTAAGCAATTTCCCGCTTATCATCAACCCCCATCCACAGCAAGCGTTCCGAGGCCGATCTTTATCGAGCCGGTGGGTGCTGCACGGTGGTCCCTCCCCACAGAAGCCGATGAAGGTCGCACTGCCCCTCGGGTGGGAAAGCGGCTGCGTGGCCGTGCGGTTTGTCCACTTTACGCCCCGAGACCCAGACGAAGACGAACGAGTATTCCGCCGGGTTTTTCGAACCGGTCCGCCAAGGCGGGGAGCATCACCCTCACTGGGTATCTCTGGAAGAAAGTGGGAGAGACATGACCAAAAAGGAGCAACCGATGACGGGCAAGATGAACTGGACGAAGGCGAGAAAATTCAGGGAGATCGAGGAGAAATACAAACCGGGGGCGGTGCTCGATAACGGGCGCACCATCAGCGACAAGCCACGCGACGGGCTCGATGAGCGAGCGCGAAAGGTTGAACAGGAATGGCTGAAGCAGAACAAGCTCGGCCCTAACCTGAAAGGGCGCAGGTGATGGAGGAAGCCACCCACAAGGAATTCCTCCTCGCTGCGCTCCGCGCTGCATCGGCTCGGGCTCGCGCGATGATGCTCGATATCGATTCCATCGGCGTCGCATTGAAGGGCGATCTGATCGTCTGTGAGACGGCGGTGGATTGGATACGGCAGGCCAACCTATTGGGGATGGTGGGCGCGCTTCCGGAGGAGATCGGGCGCGGCGTGCAGGATGTCTCCACGATCACGATCAGCGCAGCGGAGGTGATGGCCGATGCTACGTGATGATCAGGAAGCCGCACTGCAGGCGCTGCGTGAGGCGGTGAGGGACGGCAAGCGGCGCATCTGCCTGCAAGCTCCGACAGGGTACGGCAAGACCGAGTTAGCTGCAGCGCTGACGACCAACGCGCAGAAAAAAAACAAGAAGGTGCTGTTCACGGTGCCCGCGATCTCGCTGATCGACCAGACCGTGAGCATGTTCGCGCGTCGTGGCATCCTCGATGTCGGCGTGATCCAAGCCGATCATCACATGTCGAATTGGGACATGCCGATCCAGATCGCTAGTGTACAAACGCTGATGCGGCGCACGGTGCCAGACGTTGCCGTGGTGCTGCTCGATGAGTGTCACCAATGGTTTACGTTCTACGAGAAGTGGCTCGGCACACCAGACGTGCCGGTGCCCGAATGGATCGACGTGCCGCTGATCGGAATGAGTGCGACGCCGTGGCGCAAGGGCATGGGAGCGTGGTTCGATCACTATCACAAGGCAGCATCGATCCAACAGATGATCGACGCGGGCAACCTGTCGCCGTTCAGGGTCTACGCGCCATCGCACCCGGACCTGTCCAACGTGCGCACGGTGGGCGGCGACTATCAGATCGATGAGCTATCGCTGGCGATGCAGGAGCGCAGGCTGGTAGCCGATGCGGTCGAGACGTGGCTGAAGCTGTCGGAGTGGCGACCGACGCTGTGCTACGCGGTGGATCGCGCGCACGCCATGAAGCTGAAGCTGCAGTTCGAAGCCGCCGGAATCCCCTGCGGATATCAGGATCACAAGACCAAAGACACCGAGCGGGCGGCGTTGCGGCGGGACTTCCACAATGGCAAGCTCAAGGTGGTGGTGAACGTCGAGACTCTGACCACCGGAATCGACTGGGATGTTCGCTGCATCTCGATGTGCAGGCCCACCAAGAGCGATATGCTGTTCACCCAGATCGTCGGGCGTGGCCTGCGCAACGCGCCCGGCAAAGACGACTGCCTGATCCTCGATCACAGCGACAACCACCTGCGGCTCGGCATGGTGACCGACGTTGACGATAGCTTTGTCGGGCTGCATGACGGCAAGGCACCGCGCAATGACAACCGCACCGACAACATCCGGCTGCCGAAGGAATGCCCGAATTGCGGATACCTGAAGCTGCCGAAGATGGCGTGCTGCCCGGGCTGCGGGACCGTCGCCAAGGTGGTGAGCAAGATCGAGCCAGAGCCCGGCGAGCTTCGCGAGTTGAAGCCACCGAAGAAGAAGCCGCTGCGCCCCACCGACGAGATGACGCACAACGAGAAGGCGATGTTCTTTGCCGAGCTAAAGGGCTATGCGTTCCAGCATGCCTACAAGGAGGGCTGGGCGGCGAACAAGTATCGCGAGCGGATCGGAACGTGGCCGTCGCACGACATGAAGCACGTGCAGATGTTATCACCGCGACCGAGCACCGCATCATGGATCAAGAGCCGCGCCATTGCGTGGGCGAAATCCAAGGTGAGGGAGAGCCCGCAATGGACCGAGCAATGGAGACGATGATGACCGAATTCGATCCACTGAAGGCGCAGCGCGAGCTAGTGGCGGGGCTGCGCGACATGTACAACCTGATCAGGGCGCGCTCGCTCGATGCGCAGCGCAAGCTGGCTGAGATCGAGGCCGACGCCAACGCGCTGATGAAGATGGAGCGCTTCGCAGCGGAGTGCCTTGAGGAGCAAACGAGAAAATTGCGGAGGTTGAATGACGGTTAATTTTCTGCCGCACGTCTCGAAGTTTCTGATCCCGGTCAGCCCTATCGACATCGACTTCGAGCAACAGCAACTGGAAGCGATGCACAAGGTGAAGCTGCGGGCCTACAGCGTGGAGCACGGCGAGCGGTCAGGATCGCCGGTCATGCTCATCACATGGGAGATCATCGAATGAATCCGGGGCGGCTCTCCATTGCCGCACTACCCAACTGTTGACAGCGAGACCACGCTTGGGGCTTGACCGGACGCGCGAGAGGGCGGCATTGCTGCCGCCCTCTCGGTTTTCTGCAGGTTGAGGGGCACATGAGCAAGGAGCAAACTCGACCATCACCTCTGGCACCGCAGAGAAGATGGGGAACATAGCGACGCGCTCAGTGCGAGGCAACCCTGTCTTGATGGACAATGGCCATGACATTTTCGGGTGTCAGGCTGTAGTGGATCATCACCAGCAACAACATCTCCACTGTTGACGGCACCGGGTATCTTCCGAATATCCACTTGCGTGGCGTGTCATCGTG